GCACCAAGACCACAACATACCTTGTTGCACAGGATGTAACACTGGAGTGGATCAAGGGTTTCCATGCGTCCCACAGAAGTGCGCGTCCCCGTTACGCCCCTTGTCTCATACCACCTAAGAAGTGGGAAGGGTTGTTCGGTGGTGGTTACTACATAGACGCGTTAAATAATTTACCCCTAGTGAGGATGCACTAATGAGAAAGAGAACCACTGAGTATTTTCTTGAGTTAGAGAAGTGTGATATGAGCCAAGAGTTGAAGTGTGTGAATGCACTACAGGACACACCTTGGCAGATCAACAGACATGTGTTGGCTGTACTACGTCAGGCGTGGGACAGTGGACAGACATGGGGTGGCTTACCAGCAAGGGATAATCTACCACTGCCTGAGTACCCTTTTAGCTGTGAACCCAGCGAGTTAACACCAGCGCAACAGGTTGAGTTTAAAGAGTTTAGGAAGAAACGAGGGGCGGTTCACGCTCACAATAATACGACAATGAGTTTACGTATTCTGATCGAACGTACCATTCAGATTGCGGAGCAGTATGAGAAAGAGACGGAGTTCTTTTATGTCTGGCAGTTAGACTTCCGGTCACGTAAGTACCCTATGGAATCCTTCCTGTCACCGCAGACAGGTGATGCAGGTAAGGCACTACTCACCTTTGCGTATGGTGTAGCGATAACCTGTGCAGAGGATGCCAAGTGGTTAGCGATACAAGGTGCGAACGTCTACGGCAACGATAAGATCACCCTAGAGGAACGCGAATTGTTTGCGTACATGAATACGGAGTTGGCCCAAGCTGTAGCTGACGATCCCTTCAGTGAGACTATCTGGCTGGAGGCTGATAAGCCGTGGCAGTTCTTGGCATGGTGTTATGAGTGGGCGGGTTACACTAGGGCCAGAGATGCGGGTGAAGAGTATCTCACCACACTACCTTGCTCTGCTGATGGATCGTGTAACGGCTTACAACACCTGTCAGCTATCTTACGAGACAAAGAGGGAGGTAAGGCCGTGAACCTAACCAAGACTTTACTACCGCAGGACATCTACGCTGATGTCGCTATGAAAGCAATGGCCCGTATCCGTAAGGATGCTGAAGATATATCTAATACGATGGCCCAGCAGTGTCTGAAGTTTGGCATCACTCGTAAGGAGACTAAGAGGTCAGTGATGATTGTGCCGTATAGCGGTACACGATACGCCTGTCGGGATTACGTCATGGAAGCACTGAAGGAACGGGTGAAGAAGCAGGGCCATAACCCTTGGGGTGATGATCTGTACTTAGCTGCCAACTACATGTCAGGACACATCTGGGATGCGATCAGTGACAGTATCAGTTCGGCCCGTATTGTTATGGACTACATCAGGTCAGTAGCAGAGGTATACGCCAAGCACAAGCAGGTCATGCAGTGGTACACGCCAACAGGCATGTTGATCTGGCAATGCTACAGTGACATGAACAAACGTAGGATCAGGACATCCATCAACGGTTCGTTTGTTAAACTCAACTACCACAGTCAGATAGACGATACTGTAAACCGTTCTAAGACGTTATCGGGTGCATCCCCTAACATGATCCACAGTTTAGATGCGGCTGCTCTAACCATGACTGTGAACCGCTGTACAGATGTAGGTATCAAGGACTTCAGTATGGTGCATGACAGCTACGGCACTCAGTCACCCTACATGCCACAGATGGTCAACATTATCCGTGAGAGTTTCGTGGATATGTATGAGGAGAACGATGTCCTGCAACAATTATACGATCATGCCGTCAAGGTTTTACCTGATGGTGTAGAAATTCCCAAGCCACCTGAGAGAGGTGACTTGAGTTTACAAGAGGTGCTGCAATCTGAGTACTTCTTTTCCTAATGGCCCCCTAGTGCAGTAAGGGCTGAAAAACTTAAACAACAGAAAGAGACTATTAATATGGCTAGACAAGATTTTGAAAGAATGAACATTAAAGGTAAGGCGATGTGGTGTAAGGTGCTAGAGCCTGACACTAAGTTTAATCCCGATGGGGACTACTCCACTGACATCCTGCTACAAGAGGCAGATGCTGCACCTATATGTGAGAAGCTAGATAATGCAATACAAGCTGCATTTGACAATGCGATCAAGGACTCCCCTAAGTTAAAGAATGTCCTGTCCACATCCTCACCGTACCAGACTGTCTATGATAATGAGACAGGCGATCCTACTGGTGAGATCAAGTTCAAGGCTAAACTAAAGGCTATATGGAGAGCCAGAGATGGCCGCTTTGGTGAACAACGTCCAGTAGTAGTGGATAGCAAGTTAAATCCACTGGACAAGCACATTGCCATTGGTAATGGATCGGACATCAACGTGAACGTAGAGGTTGTGCCATACGTCATGCAATCTACTAAGTCTGTCGGTGCAAGTCTGCGACTGAAGGGCATACAAGTCGTTAACCTAGTTGAGTACGGTAACAACGCCTCAATGTTTGGTGAAGTGGATGGTGGCTTTGAAGCACCCCCAGCACCAGTGAATGACTCGATCCCTTTTGAAGTGGAGAGCAGTGATGACAGCGACCAAGGGGACTTTTGAGGCGAGGGTGGTTAGTGATTTGAATAGCCGCAGTATCTCGTTTGAATATGAACCAGACAAGTTGCCATACACAGTTCAACGGAACTACATCCCTGATCTTCGGATCGGGGAGATGTATGTCGAGGTCAAGGGTTACTTCCGACAGGAAGCACAACGAAAGATGCGTAACGTCAAAGAGCAACACCCAGAAAAGGACATACGGTTTCTGTTTCAGAGATTGGACAGTCCAGTACAAGGCGCAAAGAAGCGTAAGGACGGCACGAAAATGACTTGTGCTGAATGGGCAGAGCGTCACAACTTTAAGTACGCAGAAAAGGAGATACCTGATGACTGGATCAACTGAGGAAACTACCAGTGAGTTCTTATATCACGAAGCGTGTGAAAAATGCGGCAGTTCTGATGCTAAAAGTGTTTATGATGATGGCCATTCCTATTGTTTTAGCTGCACTGATCATCAAATGGGAACTGACACAAGCACACCAAAGTTACAAGCAGTCCCTAACACACCAAAGGGTAACTTATTGGTGGGCGATGCTATCGCATTGGGTAAGCGTAAGATTAATCAAGCCACTGCTAAGTTTTGGAATTACCAAGTGGGAGAACTTAAAGGATCACCTGTCCAGATAGCCAACTACAAGGACAAGGCAGGGCAGGTAGTATCACAGAAGATACGGTTCCCGAACAAAGACTTTCTTAGTTTAGGAGAGCATAAGAAAGCACAGCTATATGGACAGTGGCTGTGGAGAGACAAAGGGAAGATGGTCTGTGTGGTGGAGGGGGAGTTGGACGCTCTCTCTCTGTCACAAGCCTTCGACAATAAGTGGCCTGTAGTGTCACTAAAGAATGGAGCAGCCTCCGCTAAAAAAGATATTGCGGCAAGTTGTGAGTGGCTGGAGCAGTACGAGTCAGTGATACTCATGTTTGACAACGACAAGGTTGGACAGCAAGCGGCTATAGATGCCGCCTCCGTTCTCTCACCATCGAAAGCTAAGATCGCAAAGCTACCGTTGAAGGATGCGTCTGAGATGCTTCAGGCAGGTAGAGTGAAAGAACTGATAGATGCAGTGTGGGCGGCTAGAGCATTTCGCCCAGACGGTATACTGGATGGGGCTGACCTTTGGGATGTGGTTACTGAGGTACAAGATGTAGAGAGCGTACCGTATCCATACGAAGGTCTGAATGATGTCACTAAAGGTTGTAGGCGTGGAGAGATCACGACCATTACAGCAGGTAGTGGTATCGGAAAATCACAGTTAGTCCGTGAATTTGCGGCTAACCTGATTAGACAGGGAGAGACGGTGGGCTACATAGCCCTTGAAGAGTCCGTCAAACGAACTGGGTTGGGTTTGATGTCCATTGAAGCAAACCAACCTTTACACTTAGGAACAGATAATATTACTAAAGAGGAACTTAAACGTGCTTTCGATAATACCCTCGGTACTGGTCAAGTATTTTTGTATGACCATTGGGGTTCAACTGACAGCGATAATCTTCTCTCTAAAATCAGATACTTGGTTCGGGGATGTTCTTGTAATTGGATCATTCTTGACCACCTTTCCATTGTTGTATCTGGTATGGGAGATGGCGATGAAAGGCGTTTAATTGACAACACCATGACCAAACTGCGGTCACTCACTGAAGAGTTAAACTGCGGGATGTTATTGGTAAGTCATTTGAAACGTCCGTCAGGCGACAAAGGCCATGAAAACGGGGCAGAAACATCTCTGTCCCAACTTCGAGGATCAGCCGCCATCGGACAGCTAAGTGATATTTGTATGTCCCTAGAACGGAATCAACAAGCAGCCAAAGGTGCTGACATTACAACAGTACGAGTACTAAAGAACCGCTGGTCAGGGGAAACGGGCATTGCCTGTCACCTTGAGTATGACAGGGACACTGGACGTATGACTGAGGTAGCTGAACCGCAAGAAGCAGAGGAGATGTTTTGATGGCATTACTAACTGAAGGTCAACTACGGACGATGTACATAAAGCACATGATCCACCTGTACATTTTAGAGATGGAAGAGAACTTAGACTTGGGTGACTACCCCAGTTACGAGGACTTTCTGATTATGTACAAAGAGGAAATGAATGTTGAAACAAACTAATCACTCCAACGAGAGGATGTTATGAAATTACTATTTGATATAGAGGCCAATGGCCTATTGAAAGAAGCTACGAAGGTGTGGTGTCTGGTCATACGTGACTTAGATACAGGCAAGGTATCGGCTTACGATCCCTTCACACTGGACGCTGGCTTACAACACTTAGGTGAAGCAGATGTTCTTGTCGGACATAATATAATCGACTACGACTTGCGCCTACTGGAGAAACTCCACGGGTTCAGAACCAACGCTACCTTAGAGGATACTCTAGTATGGTCACGGACAATCTTCCCTGATCTACGAGAGCAGGACTTAAAACGTCTTAACGCTAATAAGGTAATGATCGGTAGCCATGCACTCAAGGCTTGGGGGATACGCCTAGCGTGTCACAAGGGAGATTTTGGTCAGGACGATGGTGCATGGGAACGGTACTCCCCAGAGATGTTGGAGTATTGTAAGCAAGACGTAGAGGTAAACTTTAAGCTGTATGAAAACCTATGTAAGAAGATAGCGGAATGGAAACCGTGGACTGAAGTACTTGAGTTTGAGACAGAGGTACATCGACTGCTACAGGATCAAACCACTAGGGGTTTTCCGTTTGACGTTGCCAAGGCTGAAAAGCTGTACAGCGAACTGGCGGGAGAGAAGGCTGAACTAGAGCAGTCACTAGTGTCAAACATTGAGCCTACGATTGTGCAGTTAAAGACCAAGGAGAAGGTGATACCTTTTAACCCTGCATCCAGACAGCAGATTGCAGATCGACTAATGAAGCGAGGATGGGTTCCAGAAGCATTTACCCCATCAGGTGAGCCTAAAGTTGACGAGCAGATACTTAGTAAGATTGAGTTACCTGAAGCTAAACAACTGTGCAGGTTCTTATTACTAAATAAACGTATAGGCCAACTAGCTACAGGTAAACAGGCGTGGCTTAAAGTGCAAACCGAAGGCCATGT